TCAATCAAATTGGTACTGTTTCATTCTTTGTTAATGGTCCATCGGAAAGTATTAACAGATCTGTTATTAATACATTGAAATGTAATAACGTTACTGCGGCGATTGGAGGGGCAAACGCACCAACACTCGAAGAAGTGAGAAATATGGTATCATATAACTTCTCAGCTCAAAACAGAGCGGTTACAATAAATGACTACGAATCTATCATTAGAACAATGCCATCTCAGTTCGGAGCACCTGCAAAAGTTGCAATTACTGAAGAGAACAATATGATAAAGATAAAAATGTTATCTTACGACACAAGTGGTAATTTAACTGACACGGTTTCTAACACATTAAAAACTAATGTTGCAAACTACCTATCAAATTATAGGATGATTAACGACTACATTTCAATCGAAAGTGCAAACCCAATTGATTTAGCGGTTAATGTTGATGTTGTATTAGACGCTAGTCAAAACCAAGGCGCGGTTGTATCTAAAATCATTGATATTATTTCAACATACTTTAGTCCTACAACAAGACAATTAGGTCAAAATGTTGTTGTTTCTGAGTTAAGAAGATTAATCCAAGCAGAAAATGGAATAATAAGTATTTCTGATATAGAATTCTTTAATAAAGTTGGGGGACAATACTCGTCAAATCAAACATCTCAAAAATATTCAAATCCCGCAACTAAACAAATTCAATTAATTGCAGATACAATTTTTGCTGAACCTACTCAAATCTATCAAATTAGATTTCCTAACAAAGACATAAATGTTAGGGTAATCAATTTAAGTACGGTTAATTTTTCCTAATAATTTATTTTTTTTTAATTAGAACTATTTTTTGAAAATAGGAAATAAACTATTTATCAAAAAAGACTTTAATGCCAAAATCATATAGAATAAGGACTCAAGTAGGAGTTGACAAATACATCAATGTAAAATTAGACCAAGATTTTGATTTTTTAGAGATCCTATCTTTAAAAATAAATCAATCAGACCTTTATACAAAGGTGTGTTCTGACTACGGAGTTGTGGTTGGTAGAGTTGTTGTAAATGGTGGTTTTGGGTTACCAAATGCTAAAGTGTCTATATTCATACCTCTTACATCTGAAGATGCGTTAAATCCCACAATATCTGAATTATATCCATATAAGACTTTATCCGACAATAATGATGCTGGTTATAGATATAACCTATTACCTCATGACCCATCTTATAGTGTTCATGCGGCGACAGGGACATTTCCAAATAGAGAGGAAGTATTAATAGATCAAACTTACATTGAGGTTTATGACAAATATTACAAGTATACCGTTAAAACAAATGATAGTGGTGATTATATGATATTTGGAGTTCCTGTTGGAACTCAAACTATTTTTATGGATGTTGATTTATCCGATATTGGATGTTTCTCATTAACACCACAAGATTTAATTAATGCGGGACAAGCGACTGAAACACAAGTTAATGGATCAACATTTAAAAAGTCATCTAATTTAAGTGAATTACCACAAATTAAAACATTAAATAAAAATGTTGATATTTCGCCTCTTTGGGGACAAGAAGACATTTGTCAAATAGGTATTACTAGAGTTGATTTTGATTTAACTAATGAAGCAAACGTAACGATTAGGCCTAATGCAATTTTAATGGGGTCTCTTATTTCTACAACAAATGATGACGCACTTAAAACAAATTGTAAACCAAAAAACAATACAGGTAATTTATGTGAGTTAATTGCAGGACCTGGTCAGATATTATCTATTAGACAAACAATATACCCTGATAAAAATAATTTACCAATTCTTGAGGAACATAAGTTTGAACAAGATGGTAAGATTATAGATGGGGATGGATCGTTTTTAGCAAATGTTCCTATGAACTTGGATTACATTATTACAAATGAATTTGGAGAACAAGTAATATCTAACGACCCAAAAAAGGGAATCCCAACAAAAGGAAAATATAGGTTTAAATTTAAATGGAGTAATGAAGGAGGATTACAAAATGAGTTCCAAAGAGCAAATTTTTTAGTACCAAATATAAAAGAACATGGTTGGGTGTCAAGTAGTACTGACCCATTTGACCCAAGTTCAACAACACCATTTTCTATTATAATGCCGTCAACATTTCCTATTAACCCTCCACAATATACAGGATCAACAATTGCGGCAACTAATGGTGGGCTTTTATTTGGTGATTCCATTAATAGTAAAAAATTCACAATTTATATTGATAGTGGTAGTGGACCACAACCTTATTATGGTGATATAACTGTTATACCCGTTAATGCTGGTGATATTATTTTGGCAGTTTCAGAACCAACAGATAATACACAACAACAAGAAGTTAATTTTACTTTTTATCCTCAGAATTATTTTGATTTATTAAGGTCATATACTTTTAGTTTAGATTGGGATGACTATGTTGACCCTTTATCTGCAATCAATTGTGAGGATACATTCTATGAACTGAACTATAATAAAGTTTATACTACGGCAATGTTTCTTGATAGATACAAAAATGGTGTATCAAGAGGTAGACACTTAGGTATTAAAGAAATTGATGATAGAGGTTGTAAATCAACGGTAAATACATTTCCATCTAACGACATTATTAGAAATTTTGATTTTATATTTTTCATATTCAATATACTAATTAATGTTCTAACATTTCCATTATTAGTGTTATTATTTGTTGCTCACTTTATTGCGTTTGCGTGGCCTGTTTTAAAGTACTTATTAATTGTTTTAGGGATATATTTTGCTTTTGACGCTATAAGGGATATGATTGACTGGATAAACTCGTTAATTGAGGTATTTGCATTTGCACCATTAGGTGGACCTGTAATTAATTTTGGTTTGATTTTAAGAATTGTCGCACAAGCATTATCATTCATATTTAGGTTAGCGTTATCAATTGCGTTTATTGTATTTACAATAAAATACCTTCTTAAAATAAAAAACTTCCCAAGAATAGGGTTACCTATGATATCTTATCCTGAGTGTACAAGTTGTGATTGTGATTGTGGGCCGGCAACTTTAGATGATGATATTGATGCAAATTCAGTTAGTGATTCAATTACTGAACAACAAACAGATACAGTTGAGGTTCAACTTGGTCAGGCAAACGGATTTTTGGCACCTGTTAATACCCCTGCATCATATAATGTTATTCATCCTAACAATCAAAATAACCCTATTGAGGATCAAATGAAACGTAAAAGAGGTCCATTTTGGAATGGACCTTGTCTTGATGGTACTACAGATTTATGTTATGATTGTGGTGTACCATCATTAATTACTGCGGCGATGGGACAAGATATAACACCTGAAGTTGCGGCAAGAGGTATTGTTGACTATCAACGAATGTTCTCAGGTTATGATATATTAAGCGCAACGGGAGTAGTAAATGAAACTACTATTTTTAGTAATGAATTTGCTTTATACCATGCCCCACAACCATTCATATTTTCCGCTTGGGATAACGCTGGTAATGACCCAAGAGGTTTTGCTTTTCCAACTAAACAAACTTTTCCTCAAAAATTAAATGAATTTAACACAAGAGATAAATATTTTGATTCTTATGGTGGTGCAAATAGAATAAAAAGTTTTGTTAACCCATCTTTAAATGGTAATACTTTTTTTGAAGATCAAATAATAGTTCTTTTAGCTAATCCAGGAACTAAAGATCAAATGCAAGTTGGTAAACCAATTAGTTTTAATGACCCATTAAAATCTAATGGTTATGTTAACATAACAGGAGGCACATTAAACGAATTTGGTAATAATGCAATTACAGGTACAACAACAACAGGTCAAACATCAATATCCGTTACTTATGCGAACCCTTCAAATATTAATGATACGTTTGGAAATACAACACCTTTTATAATTACCCAACCTGCATTCTCAAATATAACATCATCAATTATTGGTGATGAGGCGGGGTATTTACAATACCCCACTGATGTGGAATATTATCAGATGATAACAGGTATGACCGCTTCTGATTTCTTAACGATATGTGGTAGTAGTAGTAACTCTGGCACATTTCCCACAAGTTCATTTTTAAAACATAGAATTGGATTTTTATATCCTTGTGGTAATGGTTATACGTCATATGATGCTGGTGAGGCCTTTACCCAAATGACAAATTATGAAAATTTTGAAATTATCATACTTAATAGAGGTGTTGACGTACATACCGCACCACAAAAAATAAAATATGATTTATCAAGAATATTTGGTAAATCGTTTGGTAACGTTATAACACCTGAAGGTGATTACTATTTAAATGTGCCAATAAAACCAACAGGATTAAAACCGGCAAGTAATAACACCTTAACAAACTCGTCAACTAATCTTTATTTCCCATCATATAACTTTGATATAGGACCTGCGAATGGAGCAAACCCTAACTATACTGCGTTTACTTCAAACTATCCTTATTATTATTTATCTACGGATGATCTTAGTGTTGTTGCCGATTACCAACCAGTTAGTGGATGGCAATTTATTGGATCTTCTTCATTAACTAATACTCCAAGAACGATATTACAATCAAGTTTCTATACGATACCATCATTTATTTTACCAGTATCTCCATATACTAATTCTCCATACATTGGGGGAGGTACATTTTTAGGGAAAAAAAATAATGCTGGTTACCCTAGTTGTGGTAATAGTAGTAATGCGAATACACCTAATAATGGTGACCCAGCTAAAGGAGAAATTGGTGTTGTGCCATCAAACCAATTATCTGCGTTATACTCACCTGTTTATTATCGATATGGATTACCTGGTGTAAATTTTAACGATAAAACTAAAATGGTTATGAGAAGTGACCGACTACCAACATCTACAAAAACTGAAGATGGTTTTGGATCAAAAACAGGTTTTGCGTTACATCAAAATAATAATTTTACATTTTATAATGCGGATGGAAGTTCTTCGTCATCAGGTAATGGTGTTGCGTCTGATTTAGCGTCAGGTAATCAATTTGATTTACCTGATGGAATAGCTTCAATTGCCTCTACATTAACTTGTGATGATATGGTTTCATTACAATGTTATCAAGGTTCGGGTAATAACGTAACCGTAATACCACCTAATCAATGTGTTGTACCTGAGGGTAGAGTTAAAAAAGGTTGTTATTGTTTATTAAATAAAAATTACATCTCACAATACGATGAAGATGTAAAATTATTCTTAGAATGGAAAACAAGATTTACAATTACATTTGCTGCTTGTCGTGGAGTATTTGCCCAAGTATTCCAAAACAATTGGATAAATGGGGTGTTATATATGTTCTCATTTAATAAGACCGCAACATATGCCGCCTTGTCTACTATACCAACATATAATTATTGTGATGATGTTATTGTTTTTAATAAATTAAGTAATAGTTTTTATTATAGATCTTCGCCATGGAAAGCCAGTACTCAACAATTTATTGGGAAAAACAAACCTTTGGTTAATCCATTATGGCCAACATCTATAATCAATGGTTATCCTGGTTTAGGGTATAATGAAAAACAAATCCAATTCCCAACAACGATTGCTGATTTAGGACCTAGAGATCAATTCATTACTGAGATATGTAATAACTCAAATTTTAATGGATATATGGTTGATCAAGTTAAATCTACTTCTTATCAAGACACATCAGATATAATCCAAATTGGATTTTTATCTAGATTATTAAATGATACGTTTAGACAGACAATCTTACCTATAGCGGTGGGTGGTGGTAGTACCGAAGGTAAGGGTATTATCCAATTCTTTAATAGTACTAGAAAAGCGGATAGAATAGATGGTGATTTTGCTCAAGCATTATCAATAAACTCTGAATGGAAAATTAACCCATTTATTTTTGAAAATTACCCTAATCCAAATTCAATTTATTTTGGTAATGATAACCAATCACCCGCAAGACCTGTGTTTGGTATTTTATTTGAAACTCCAACTGATGAATATAAATATAGAAGAAGATTTACACCTGGTGTTGAAACATATAGTCAATCACCATTAATACAAGATTATTATGGTTTTCCAAAGACACAAGATGTTCCTCATTATCAATGGAAAATAGTGTCATCTCCAAATATATTTGGTTCTGAAAATAATAATTGGTATACATTTGGACCTTTTTTCCATAAGGGATATCAAAATTTAGATTTTAACATTGATCCGTATTTCCAATCTTCAACAACTAAATTAGGTATGATAACTAATTTTGATGTTAGTGGACAACCATTACCAACACCACAAGTATCGACACAAGTTATAGTTGGGGCACCATTCCATTTTTATTTTGGGTTAAATAATGGTAAAACCGCAATTGATAAATTTGTTAAATTATATGTAAATAACGAGGGATAAGATGATAGATAACTCAACAAATATTGTGTTAGGAAGTTTAAGATATAAGGGATCAAGTGATACCGATCTTTTTATTGACGTTCCTTTGGAACAAACGGAAAAAGAAATAGTTGAATTTGATAGAAATGTTGACTTAAGTTTACAACAAGTTTTTGATGACGAAAGGCAATCATCATCAATTTTTAGACCTGTAACTAAATACACGTTTTTATTTAAAAATGAATACACAGGATCAACAACTTATGTCCCATATAGAAATAACTTGTATTACACAAATGAGATTAATAATTCAATATCTTATGGTACAAACCCTAACACGCCTTGGGAAGGGTATCCACAATATAGTGAATTTGATTTTATTAGGGTTGATAATAATGTAGTAGGATATACTCAACCACCAAATAACCATGTAACATTTATAAATAAAAGTGCCTCAACTTATAATTGGACTCATTATATGAGTTATGCGTATGGTAATGATTATACAAAACAATTATCTGCAATTGATAGTGAAACTACCGCATCTTGGTTTTGGATGGCGTCAGATGGTATACCATTTGTAATAATATCAGGTAGTGATGACAATGGTAATTATATTACGTTTAAATGTCCTATGAAACATGGGTTACTAACAGGAGAATTTGTTGAATTACCATTCAACTATAATGGAGAAACTATTTTTCAAGTTAATGGACTTGGTGATGATAAGTTTGGTAGTGAAGAATATATTTTTAAACTTTATAATGTTGGTTTTACTGGTACCACGTTCCAAAATGGAACCGCAAGTACATTTAAACGTATAATTAATAAAAGTAATAGTGGGGAAACAATGTCAGAATATTATGTTAGAAAACATAAAATTTT